GGGCTAGTATGAGGCAGCAAGTAAGCCTCAATTATATAACAAAAAGTGATAGGACAGGACAGAACATAACAATACACAACACCACAAAACAGATTATTTGTTGCTTTATGCTAGCCCATAAGTCAGGGCAGAACAGAATATAACAAAACAAAACAGTACAAGACAGAATAATACAAGACAGAATAGTACATAACACGACGCAAAAGGTATCCATTCTGTATGTATCATAACAAAGTACAGGATAGTTTAAAACATCACAGAATACAACAATATACATAATTATGCATAGTTTATGCTATATACCGAGTGGATACCAGCAAAACAAACTGGTAGCATTTGCAGGCAGCATGAGTTGCCTATCGTAGGATAGAACAGTACAGCATAGAACAATACAATACAACACACAACATCACATTTCATGTTGTCTGCAAGTGTTACCAGAACACTTAGAACTTCTGCTTGAGACGCGGCATAAGTCGCAAAACAGCACGTGAAAATACAGAACTGCACATTACAAGACAGTACACTACACAACATCATAATACTTATGTCGCATCTCGAGCGAAAGCTTAGACCAAAACAAAAAAGGAGAATAAATCATGACAAAGAAGGAAGAAACACAGGTTATCGAATTGAAACCGTTAAGCATCAAGCAGGCAAGAATTACTATTGCAGGTGATGGGGACCTGGTGCTTAACAAAATGAATGATTGTAGCGCCAGGAAGCTTACTGACGAGAGAAAGAACAAGGCTAAGGACACAGCAGCTACAAATGTATGGGAAGAAATCATTACCTCTATGCATTGGTATGGTGGAAAGCCTACAGACTTCACAGAGGAAGGTTTGAGAGAAGCACTGACCAACAATGCACCGTGCATTACAGCATTTGGCTTGAAAAAGTCATTTGGACAGGCTGTTGTACAAAATAAGATTGACGCTTATGCAACCAAATTCAACGCTGCTGTAAATGTCATTGCAAAGGGCAATCTGGTTCCGATCAAGTTTGCAGAGCATTTCATTGATGAAAAGCTTATGTCACCAAAGAAGGGCGCTCCAGTGCTTGTACGACTGAATAGATTTAGCGGATGGAGCGCAACATTCACCATTCAGTATACAGAGAATGCGTATTCCCTGGAACAGATATTAAATATTATTCGTCTTGCAGGTTTTGGAAACGGAATCGGAAGCGGAAGAACAAGTGGTTACGGTCGTTACCACATTGAAAGCGTTGAGGGATAAATGACATAGAACTTGAGAGAGGAGTTTTTTAGATGATTCTAACATGCTTAGC